AATAGCGTCGGAAGCAACGTCATCATTGTAATAATTGAATTGACAATTATTACCAAGAGTCATACTAACAGATGGTGAATTAATAGTTCTCCAAACTGCTGGTGTAACTTTAACTCCTACTGTTGCTGTCTCATCAGTAAATGATGTATTTTCCCCATCACTTGCTGCAACTAATGTAAGAGTATCATTATCTGTGTGATCCACACGATAGATACCGTCATTAGATACTGAGCCTTCGATAAGTATTATACCTGCACCATCTGCTGTAGCGTCTGCAAAGTTATTACCTGTAGTCAATAATCCTGCTGCTGGTGATGTTGCATCCACAACAGTGCCAGCACTGTTATTGAATGTAGCTTTAATAGTTTGAGTGTTATCATATTTAATATCCAAAATTGCAACTGTTGAATCTTGGAATTTTAACGGAACAATGTTAGCAAATGAGTTTTCTGGGTTAGCAGCTCCTGCATTTCCTAATTGTTCTGATCTATCTTCTTGAGCCCATTTTCCACCATAGATGGTAGGTTCAATAGTTAATACTCCACCTGTTTCAGCAGATATAACCATTGTGTGACAGATACCACCTCTAACAACTAAGTCAATACTATCTGTACCTGACTGTGGTTGCATGTGACGAGTAAACTGTCCAAAATAAGTTGTATCAGCAGATACATAAGGAGCTGCTTGGTATACGTTCATACCTGCAGTTGCCATTGCTGAATGTGATAGTTGTGTAAATCCTGTTTGAAACATTAATTGAAAAAATAGTGATGTGTTATAAGCATCTCCGTTTTGTGGAAGATTGAATTGAACAGCTTCACCAGTTTGAACAATATTATATTCGGATTTACGTCTTGTAGCCAATCCAGTAGCTTGCTCTGTTTCGAGCGTACCACTAGGGGCTTTAAAGTTTGGGTGATCATTTAACGGCATAGAAAATCTACCATTTGCTGTTCCCGTACCTTGAATTCCCACTTGAGCCACTGCATAATTTGTAGTGCTTGCTGCAATGTGAGCAGAAAAGGTTTGAGAGCCGGTTTTATCTACTAGGACCGTATAGAGATCTTGCCATACTGTACGTGTAGCCATATTATTCTCCTAAGTCTACGTTAATTATCATTGGTCTTCTGTGGATCCTTATGATAACTGGTTTTTGTTTTTCTTGTTATTTTTTGGCTTTGGCTGTTCGTCAACCTTACCTTCTTTTAATACTTCTTCTTTAGCTGGTTCTTCAACCACAGGTTCTTCAACCACAGGTTGTTCCGCCGGTGCGTTCGCAACAACTTCAACCCCAGCAGCAATATATTTAAAAGCTTCGTCAGAGATTTCACCCTCTCCTTTACCTTTAACTACAGCCATTACCTCTTCTCTTAATTCCGCTGGAATGTCAAGAGATAGTTGAATGCCTTTATTCTTAATATATACCATGTTTTTCTCCTTAACTAGTTGGTAATGTTTCATAGCTAGAGGTATTAAATAAAACTTGAGTTCCAAATAATAAATCTCCTCTTGCGGTTAATTGTCCGTAACTTGTACCCACGTATTCTACATCATAACATGTGCCTTCCATATCAGGATAAGCCATGATGACTTGTCTACATCTATTAGCTAAATCAATATTACGGTCTAATGATTTAGCTCTTGACTTTACTTTTGTAAGAACGTTTATACTAACGGTCCTATCAATACTATCTTGACCAGCAAATTTATGGTCTCTTCTTTCTTCTTCAATAGCAACAAACACAACCGGGTACACTGGCTGTGGAGGTAAAGTAAAACTTTTTAAACTTCTAACACTGCTTAAAATAGCAGAACTTAATTTTGCAGTTTTTAAAACCCCAGTAACTTTATCAACTAATGTTTTAGTATCTGTTTCTGAAACAGTTAAACTCCTAGAAGTACTTGGAGCATCATCATCAGTAATTACTGGATCATAACTGTGGGCTTCTATTTCTATTGCCCCTGTTTGTAAAAACCCATTTTTAAAAGCAGTAGCTTGACCGCCTGTTTCAACATCAACTATTACTAAGTCAGCTAATGTATCAACCGATAAATCATCCCTAGAAGGTACTAAGTAATCTGCAGCATTTACTTTAAAGACATCTTTTAATTGTTCAACAATACCAAGATTTTGTCTTAGAGCTGCTTTACTATCCCTCTTTTGAGTTAATACTTCAATACGAATTCTTCTTATATTATAAAGTTTACTTCCGCGGTAGCCTTGTGGGTTTTCAGCAATTGGTATAACTGTAATGATAGGGAATATTGAGGGATTAGGTACAGGTTCAGTAGCTACCTTTCTAATACTAGGTAGTTTACCTGTTGATTTGACCTCATCCTTGATATGCTGCGCTATATCTGCGATAAGCTCTTTCGTCGTTGTTGACTGTAAAGTCGCCATTTTTATTTCCTATGTTACAGTATTTTCAAATAATACTTAATAGCCAGTACGAGGATTGTAATCCTTGTCAGCGTAATTTGTGGCATCTGTGCCGTATTCATCGATTTCATAATCGAGTTGTATGGGATTAATATCCCTTGTGCTAAGACCTTTTTCAAGAAAGGCTTCTCCGCGTTGTAGAGCTCTCATCTGTCTAAGATATTGCTCCATATATTTTTCTGCTGAAGCGGAAGCATCTGGTACTTCCTCAGTATAAATTGTATTTAGCACTTGGTTTGCAGCTAGCAAAGCACTTAATTGAACCAAGGCTGATTCATGGGTATAAACTTTAACATAGTGTACATCCCCATTAAAAAAACTTCCATTCCATAATGCAGATGGAATAGTTAAAAATGTATCAGTAGTTGTAAAATTAGAGCCTGTAGAACCTGTTCCATTTGCCCCTGTCAAGTCACTGCTTACTGAAAAAGCAGTAGCACTTGTAAAAGTAATAGTATAAACTTGAGTAGCAGTTAAAGAAGCTGATACAGTTAAAGTTGAACTACCAGCAGGGTTTTGTAATAATAAATTACCCGTTTGAGTATTACCAAATCTTGGAACTGGTGATGTTGCATAAGGAGATGAAGTAGTTAAAGTACCCCCATAGTAAGGTTTTAACTCCATCTTCAACCTAGCGTCAGTTCTTGTAATCAAACTTCTTAACTCAATCTCAGACAAAACATTAAATGAACTCTCTTCTGCATCATATAGTTGAGGTATTAAATCAACTATATCTAAAAAATTTGCTATATTGTCGTTAGTAACTGCCATAAGTACACCTGTAATGTCCCTTTAATTTAAATAATTATTTGGTATCTCCTCTATAGTTTTCTGGGATAAACACAGAGAAACCAATTATTATAATTGGTTTCCCCTAAAAGTTATTTCTTTTTATCTTTTTTCGCTGGAGCAGATTTTTTAGCTTTTTTAACAGCCTCAACCTTTTTACCATTATTATTGTAAAGGCCCCTACGGTCTGATTTCAATTCAAAGATTCTTTTAGTTTTCATAGTAAGTTGTCTCCTCCTCTGAAATAGGGACCGGAATATCAGGCCCCTATTCAAGAGTTATGTTCTAGATCAGTATTATTAAGCAGTACACTTAGTAATGTATCTCCAATCAGTGTGGCCTATACCAGCATGATAAGAGAATCTGAATCTTGATACAATCTGGTTAGTGAACGCTAATTCGCTGTTAGCACCTTGTGATTCAGTTGCTGGAGCATAAACGTTTAACCATTTAAGCTGTTTAGCAAAATCACCCATGTACCAGTCAGTTGAACTTGACAAGAATACAGATGAAGCAATGTTCAATCCGCCTTGTGCAAGATCATTTACCGGGTTATAGGTTGGTGACACAACGTCTTGTTGTCCTCCACCAAGCATTTGACTGTTCATGATTTGGAAAGCTTTTGCTTTCAATGCAGCAGGAACAAGTAGAGTATTAGGAACAATATCTATTTTGTTTCCAGCTTCATCAACCATAGCAGCAAATCCTTGATAGACTGCGTCAAGATCTGTAAAGTCTGCTAATGCGTTAGAAGCAATCAAGTTATCGTTAACTTGACC